ATTGGAAAAGCTTTCGAGAGATCGCTTGACCAAGGCCGGGTGACTGACGACCTACTGTCCCTCACGGGACAGAAGGCAGGATTTCCCGTATTCTTACGGAATTTCCTTCAGCTTGTGTTCGAACGCAATGGCGGCCTTCTGCTTGACAATCCATCTGTGACGGCAATCCAAGCCGTGCGTCAACTCACGTTGGCGTTCAGCAAGGTGAGTCTCCCGTGTAGTGATACACGGGAGGCTCAAGCCTTCACAGACTTTGTCAAGTGTGAACAGGAAATGTACGCAGCCAAGTACTCTCTGAGTTCCGAAACCTTAAGGGACTTTGAGAGGATTGGCAACATGCTTTTCGGAGGCGTCTTGTCCGAAATAGACTCGGATGTCTATTACGGTCGGATTATTCCTAAGCATGGTCCAGGGGCTACTGCAGATAGATTGCGTGCGAACGCAAAATATCTACAGAAGGCGTGGCCGACTCGTATGGAGTCAATCTTTCCCGCAAGGGAAAACTTGATCCCCAACGAGAGGTATCACACCACCTTGGATGACGTACGTGACCTGGATCCCGGATCTGAGACGCCCGTAAGGGTGATCTCAGTTCCTAAAACGCTGAAGACACCACGAATTATCGCTATCGAACCTACCTGCATGCAGTATATGCAGCAGGGGCTGATGGAGAAATTCGTTGAATACCTCGAGCGGCCTCCTCGTAGAAAGGGAGATAACCCCGCTTTTGGTATGGTCGGATTCACTAGTCAGGTTCCTAACCAGACTATGGCTTGTGAGGGTTCGTCAAGTGGCGAACTCGCTACGCTAGATCTTAGCGAAGCATCAGATCGTGTCCCAGTCAAGCTCGTACAGTCGCTCTTGATGAACCACGGCTACCTCTATGAGGCAGTTATGGCCACGAGATCGACCAGAGCCGACGTACCTGGTCATGGCATTGTGTCCTTGACCAAGTTCGCGTCTATGGGATCAGCATTAACCTTCCCCATAGAAGAACTCGTCTTCACGACGATAATCTTCTACGGTGTGGAGCAGATGCTCGGAAGGCGCCTTAAGCAAGGGGACATCACGTCCCTTCGCTCACGGGTGCGCGTCTACGGGGATGACATCATTATCCCTGTGGATATTGTGCCATACGTCTTGACAGCTTTGGAGTTGTTTGGCTCCAAAGTTAACCACAACAAGTCTTTCTGGACTGGAAAGTTCAGAGAGAGTTGTGGCAAGGAGTATTTCGATGGAAACGAAATTACCATATTTCGAATCCGTGATTTGCTCCCTGCAAGTCGTGCAG